CACAAAACCGACTTGGAAGAATCTCTTCGATTCCTTCCCATGGCTCTTGATATGCCCAAATTCTCTTTCCTGGAGATCAAGAATATTCTTGTCAAAAGGGGAGCGTCTGACCAATAGAGCCATGTCATAGCCGGGCAACGGCAAGCCAAAACTCACGCGAGCATCTGTCTGCTCAAGCAATGAGTAGGCTAGCCGGAGCTGAAGGCTAGAGATCGACCAGTGCCAACCCTCAGGGGGCCGCACACCAAGGCCACCAAACGACTCATGGATGAAGAGGTTGCGAGTCATTGCAACTTTCTTCCCTTTAACGCGAACCTCAGTTCGCGACTCCTTGAGAAGTTCATCCTTCCTCGTCCTGAAAACATAACGAAGAAGATCACACTGTTTGGTTTTTAGGCTACCACGGATTATCTCATTCAGATTAGGGATGAGAGGGTTCTTTTCCCCGTGGCGGCTTTCAGCCAGAGTTAGTGAATCGCTTGCCTTGTTCATCACTTTGCTCTGACCCAAAATCAGGCCTGTGTTCAAGAATGGAATCTCCGTGACATCGTTACCTCTATGGCAACGGAAACACGTAGAATTGATATTCGCGAACGAAGTGTGTCGGTAAGCCTTACCGACGCTCATCTTTAGGCCCACATCAGCGCCAAGTTCCACATGCCGATCCCACTCCTCCTGTGTTCCTCTGTAAAGCCCATCGTCACCGTTGATAAGAATTTCGTCCAAGATCTTAGGATCCCGGCCTCTCTTACCAAGGACCTCAAGAATAAGGCCAAGGTGACATAAACAGAGGAAAACAAAAGAGAGGATACCGCCCATCAGCTGTCCGTTCTGCTGAATTCCAGCAAATTCGGAAGTGATACGCAGATCCTCTCCCACAGTGGGGTAGTACAAGGCATGCGGACCAAGAACTTGGCGCCACAGCGTCTGCCAAGCCCCATCAGATCCGGTGACAACGTAATCAAATATCCTACTACTGTAACTCCAAGATAGTCCATCTGTGGACGACTTGTAGTCAACCGAGTGGTAGGCCCAACCTACGTTGTCCTCGCGGTGCGACTCTGAGTCGCCTATCCACTCCTTCCTTCGGAGGTCGATCAGGTCCGTGGGTGACAATGCACGGCCGATCAGACGAAAGCAAGGCATGACTCTCATCGAATCATGCATAGCTTTCTGGAGACCGCGAGACATATAGTAAGGGAGTGCCTCGCCCTTACTAATGACCCGAACCTTTAGAGGCTCAAGGACAGCTTGAATGAGGGCCTTCACAGGCTCACCATCATTCTCGCCACACCAAGAATCAATCCCATTCCTGAGGTTGCTCCACTTTTCAACACCAGCGAACGAGCCCTTAAACTCCATGAGAACGTTTGTCATTCGTTTCCCACGGACGTAGGCCACAGGCTGCCAAAGCATCCAAATCAATTCCCTGTTTAAAAGGTCATGCTCATTTACTCCTACGAGGCGACACAGATAACCGTGTTGACCTGCAGTTTTACGAGTTGACTCAAAACAGGCAGAAAAGGATGTTCGACCCTCTACGCTGGCGAAATCAGGTGGATTCTTCCTGATGTCATTCCGCACTTTATCTAAAACCGAGACAAAGACCGGGTTGCTCATGATTTTCTCAATGAGTTCCGGGTCCCCAGAATCGGGTGAGGAAAGGGTCGCGAAATGGTCCTTGTAAGTATCTTCGACCAGCTCTTCAGACAAAGGCTCTGCGGCTCTCTTGCACTGCAACCACGAAAACCACAAGTGTGTGTTTCGATTGTTGTAGGCGTTCAACCGTGCGCGATACCAGCGTCGGAAGGCCCCTTTTGGCCGAAAATCTCCATGCTTAGGAGCAGGAGGTGTGTCGTTTGGCGTTTCATCTGTATTTAAGTACAGTGCCATCGGTGAGGCAAGCAAGTGCTTCGCACCTGCAACCCATTCCCGTTCTGACTCAGAAACGCTTAAGTAACCACAAACCTGATCAAGGGCTTGTGAAACTACGCTGGCTGCACAACCGTGATGTTCTAACACGATTCGCAGCCCACGACACAAAGCGTGGGACAGCTGTAAGATTCGATCCTGGAGACTAACAGCTTCGTCAACAGGTGCCAGGACTTCCTGGCCTTGTTCCAACAGATTACTTGAGAAAGAATCTGTTGCGCCACTCATATTGCGCTTGTAAGCAATTACAAGTGGGATCTTTGGTTTCTAGCTTAAAGCTAAGGTACCAA